CGGGGCCGCGGCGGCCGATCTCGAAATCTACATCGTCGGAGTCAAGGCATGATTTCATCAGCACCCATCGCCGCTACGACCGACCTCTTTTCACTCGCCGACAAGGTGCGAGCGTTTGTGGCCGCCGCCAAGAGCGCGGCCGCTGGTGGCGTGACGGTCTCGGAGTTTGCCGAGCTCACCGTCTCGCTCCTCAAAATCGCCATGGCCGCAGCCGACGCGATTCCGGTCGACGGGGCCGACCGCAAGGTTTTTGTGTTAAACGCCGTCGGGCTCCTCTTCGACAACGTAGCCGACAAGTGCATTCCGTTGGCGGCCTGGCCGGTCTGGATCATTGTCCGACCGGCCGCCCGCCAACTGCTCCTCCTCGTCGCCTCGGGTGCGATCGAGTCCCTATTGCCGCTGGTCAGAAAGGCCGCCGCATGATCTACGTCGCCTTGTTGGGGGCCGCCGCCGCCCTGCTCTTCGGTCCGTCCGCGTGGAAGGCCCGGCCCGTGAACCTCGGGCCGTCGGAGGCGGCGACGAAGCCGCCGCACCTCGCCCCGACCTATCAGACGGCAATCGCCGACCTCGCCCACGTCCGCCTCCGCCTGGTGCAGACGAAGGCCCTCGACGAGACGGCCAAGAAGGCAATCGACACGCTGACGCTGGCCCTTGTGGCCGGGAGCGACGCATGAGCGACCGCACACGCTACACGCTCGCGGCCTGCCTTGTGGCCGGCTGCCTGCTTGCCTGGATGCTAGAGGGTCGCAGCGGCCCGACGCCGGCACCGCAGCCCGACGGCGGGCTCTCAATGCGTGGCTTGTTCATCGGCCCGGATGCGGCCGCTGACGCCGCCAAGCTCGCGGCCCTCTGCGACGAGCTCGCCGAGTGCATTCAAGCTGACGGCGATCGCGAGGGCGGGCCGCGTCTGAAATCCGGCGTGGCGTTTGACGACCTCCGCGTCGCAGCCCGCGAGGCCCGGCTCCGCGGCGACTCCATTGGCGCCCGCCAGCCGCACGCCAAGAAAGCAATTCACGACTATCTCGACAAGGCCGTCGGCACCTCGGGCGGGCCGGTCGGGCCGGAGGAGCGGTCGAAGTGGGTGGCGGCGTATCGCGAGCTAGGGAGGGCGTGTGCAGATGCGGCACGATGAGCCCTACCGCTCGTGGCGGATCGTCGCCGCTGCGGTGCTCCTCCTAATAGCGGCGGCGATCGCGGCCCGGTCGTTGGTGACGCTAGAGCAAAGCGTCGGCGGGCGGTTTGGGTACACGCCGGACCCCGAGGGGGCTCGCGCCTTTCTTGCCGAGCTCGGCGACGAGCGTTTCTTTTCTCAGGCCGCCCCCGAGGCGATGCAAAAGGCTGCCGGCCGCGACACGTTTCTCTACCGGGCCATGCAACGTGCCCACCAAGCCCGCTACGGCAAGCCCTTCGTCGTCGGTAAGCAACTCAACGGGTCGTGCGTCGCGTGGGGTGCAATGCACGCCGTATGGATTGCCGAGGCTATCGACTGGGAACTAGGCAAGGCGAGCGAGCCGCCCATCGCCCCGAGCACCGAAGCGATCTACGGCGGGAGCCGCTGCGAAGCCAGGGGGAAGACGTTCGCGGGATGGTCGGACGGGTCCACGGGATTCGCCGCGGCCAAATGGTTGCGAGAGTGGGGGGTCGTGTACCGCAAGCCATACCCGAGCGTCGACCTCACCACCTACGACGCCAAGCTCGAAAAGGATTGGGGAGCGTACGGCTGCGGAGGCCAAGCCGACGGCGGCAAGATGGACGCCGAGGCCAAGCGGCACCCCTGCCGGCACGTCGTGGCCGTCCGAAATTGGGCCGAGCTCACCGCCGCGATCGAGGCGGGCTTTCCGGTGACGCTGGCAAGCTCCCAAGGCTTTTCCTCAACGCTCGGCCCGAGCGGCATCGCCGAGGCTCAGGGTACATGGATGCACCAGATGGTAGCGGTCGGCGTCCGCTACAAGGCCAACGGTGCGCCCGACGATCTGATCGCCATCCTCAACTCTTGGGGGCCGAATTGGATCGGCCCGCATACCAACCGCTACCCCGACGACCTTCCGGCCGGCGCCTTCTGGGCACGCCGCCGCGTCGTCGAGGGGATGCTCGGCGACGCTTGGGCCATCGGCTCCGTCGAGACCGGGTTCAAGTGGCGCGACATCCACCACGGCGACTGGCTCGCGCCGGCCGTAGACACGCTCACGCGGCTTCCGATCCGCAATCAGTTTCTCGATTTCCAGTTGGGGTTCTAAATGACGCTGACCAATCGCCAACTCGTGATCCTGTGTCTTGCTTGCATGGCCGCCGGTTGGTGGCTGTCGAGCTCGCCGGCCTCGCCCGTCAACCCGAGGCCGCAGCCCGACCGCCCGGTTCTTCGGTGGGTCGCCCGCGCCGCCAAGTCGTTCCTATGGATCGCCCTGGTGGCTGAAAAGCCGCCAGAGGAATCGCACCTCGTACACGCCCGCGTAGGCGATGACGGTCAACCGCTCCTCGACCACTCCCGAGGCTGGTAGCCATGTGGCGTTCATTCCTCGCATTCCTCGCCAGCCTGGCGGCCGAGCCTGCCGCCATCGACCAAGAGCAGCCCCGCGCCGCTGCGGCCGTGGCCGTGGCCTACGCCGGGTTTGCGGTTGAGGCCCCCGCCCCTGCCCCAACGCCGGCCCCCGGCAAGTGCTGCTCCGACTGCGGAGGCAAGGGCTACATCGTCCACGGCGACGGCCACCGCACGCCCTGCCCGTGCCCGCCGTCGTGCAAGTGCAAGCAAGGGGCCAGGTGCCCCGATGGCAAATGCGGCGCGTCGGGCGTGTCGCCCGCGACTGCTTCACCGGCCAAGCCATTGAGCGGGAGGTGACGGTGGGCGACACGCTCGACACGCTGACTCTTGAAGGGCTGCGGGCCACGGTTCGCGAGTTCATCGGGCCGTCGGGTGCGACCCTAGAGCACACTTGCGACGTGATCGTTGACGAGATTTGCCGCCAGTGGCCGGAGCGGACCATGGCCGACTACGCCCGCAAACTAGACAGCAACGCCGTGGGTGCGAAGGTGTTCGACGCGATCCCGGTGATCACGGCCAGGGTCCGCGAGCAAATCGAGGCCCGGTGGGGCATTAAGCCCAGCCACACCGCCGCCCTCGACCTCGTGCTCCGCGGGTGCGTGATTGAGTTTTGCAACCTCTGGTTTGCGTCGCCCACAAATCGGATAGCGATGCGGTCGATCATTGCTGTGGTGAGGCACGCGCGGCGTGACTAGCCGACGACGTGGCCGATGATCTTGATCGCGGCGTCGATGCCGCCGGCGATCGTCTGGGCGAGGTCGCTATCGCTGCCGAGCTCCTGGCCGACGCGGACCCAGAGCAGAGATTCCAAGAGCCGATCCCACAGGTGTCGCATGGCGCCCTCCTTGGCTGTTGTCAGTTGACAACCTTAGGATCGGCGGTTGTCAGTTGTCAACTTGAGGGGGCGAGCGTCGTCTTTGTGGATGAAGAGAAGGCCGTCGATTACGACCGACCGCACGGTTCCGGCGTCGGCCCGTTTCCGCATCGCCTGGCGAGAGATGCCGACCGCCTTGGCGGCGTTTGTGCAGGTCATGTAGTCGGCCGTGTCGATGCGCATGGTGGGCAATGCTAACTCGCCCTACGCCGTCCGTTTCCCTTTTGTGAATTTAGGGGGGGGGGCTTGTAGGAGACTGGAGAGGACGGGGCCGCACGCGCGACCGCGACGCCGCCACAAGCGCGGGATCTATGTAGGAAAGGCGAGCGATCTGCGAGCCCGGCCGGTGGCCGAGTTGCTCGGTGGCCGAGCCTTCCTGTTGAATCTCGCAGTCGGTCGCGGAAGAGCGACGCAGCCATTTCCACGTTCCAGAGCGGATGCCGGCGAGGCGTACCAGCCTTTTGAACTGGGCGGTAAACGTCTCATGGCTCGCGGTCCATGGCGTGACGAGGTCGCGAGGGTGGCCGACGAGCGACGCGGCCAGGGCCGCGAGCGTCTCGGCCGACAGGCGAGGCACGACGACGCTCCCCGTCTTTGACTGGCCGAATGCAATCGTTCCGTCGGGCCGCACTTGCTCAAGCCGCAGCCGGCGGACTTGATCCTCCCAGCGGAGGCCCGCATCCCACGCGACTCGGATCGCGAGATCCCACCAAGCGGATCGGCGGATGCCGCACGGGTGCCAACGCTGTAACCGCTGGCAGGCGACGAGGAGTTGGTCGACCTCCTCGCGGGTCCACGCAACCGGAGGTTTCCACGGCACGCGGACTGGCCGCACGCGGCGGGTCGGCAACTCGCATAGCCCATCATCGGCGGCCGCCCGCCACATGATGCAAACGTGATTCCTCTTCGAGCGGACGGTATTCGGCGCGACGCCGCTCGCGGCATAGTCGCGAATCCATTCAGAGACGCTGGCCGCGTCGAGGTTCGTCAGCAATACAGGCCCACCGGCCCACCGCTCGAAAAGGCCGACGCTGATCGCGTATTGGCGCAACGTCTCTGGCCGGCAGTCATGAAAGAGGCCGTAGTCGCGAACGTACTCGCCGAGCGTCGTCGGCCCAGAGGCGCGGAACATGGTGCAAGTCGAGGTGGGGCCGACAGCGGGGCCGCCTACCCCACTGCCGACGTACTACCGCGAGAGCATCCTTTGCCCCCGGCGGGTTTCAAGTCCGCCCCTGTAATCCTCAAAACCGGCCCGCCTTCGGTTCGTGTAGAGCATCGGTCTACGGAACCGAAGGTTGAAGGTTCGAGCCCTTCCGGGTGTATTGGCCGGCGATGAACCGTATGGTTCCTCGCAGGCCGTGGGCAAGTGATTCCCATGGAGGGCGAGGATATGGCGACCGCCGGACGACAGAGACACCCAGGAGGCCGCCCGGCCGTCTACGAGTTGTCGCAGTTTGGCGAGCGGCTCAAGGCCAGGCTCGACAGCAAGGGCTGGTCTAGGAATACGCTCTCGGAACGGACGGGCATCAACGCCTCCACCCTCTGGCGGTGGATGGTCGGCCAGGCGTCGCCGCCTCTCGACAAGGTGGTCGAGATCGCTGGCAAGGTGGGCTGTGAAGCGGCCGACCTCATCCCCAAAAAAGCCCGATAAATCGGGCGTTTCGTAAATCAAATATCTGGCGTTGACTGGTTATTTGATTTCTGCAATCCTATGCCTCGTGACGTTCATCGTCACCGTCGCGGTTTGCATGGAGCAGCCGCGGCGACGCAACACCAGGCGACGGATTGCCATGGCCGCGAATCGAGGAGCGACGGGCACCGCCGCAAAGCAAGGAGGCTCTCATGTCCCACATATTTCGGGCGACGGTATCGGATGCACAACTCCGCGGGTGGCGGAGGGCGGGAGTGAAATACGAGTCGATCGCGAGCGCGACGGGGATGAGCATCTCCGAAGTATCGCGCCGGCTACACACCGTCTACTGCGTGCCCAGGAGCCCCGACCCATCGCAAGAGGAAATCTTGCAGGCGTGCGCCGAGATCCGGCGCGGCTGGTCCGAGGAGGAGCGCGCAACGCGGTGCGTCACCCGGTCGGGCCAGTGGACGCCGGCCGTCGTACCCGACTCCGTCTTGGGTTGTGCCAACGCTTGGCGCAGTGGCTACGACGAACTGCCCGCGTCCATGCCCACCTGTGCGCGATCGTGAGGCTTTACGGCAGCCCGACTCGGGCGGGTGGGCAGTCGCTGCAAGGCGACACCTACGCCGCTCGGGCGGCTGCCGGGGATCGCACGCTCTTGCATGAGGCGTTGACGCTCTCGATCGACGAGCTCACGGCGATCCGCGAGGAGCTTGAGGCGGAGATGGCTGCGGCACCGCCGACGGCGGCGCCGCCAGGCAGCAAGGCCAAGGTCGACGAAATGGCGCTCCGCGTGGAACGCGGCGACGCCCTGTTTATTGAAGGTGATTCCAAAGGATCCGGCGACGGATCGCCGGACGTTCAAGGATGACGTACGGCGGCGGCGACGGATCGCCGCTGGCCGAGGCTTGGAGGCCTGATGCTGGTGCTCAGTCGAAAAGAGGGTGAGTCGATCGTGGTGCCAGAGCACCGCATTGAGATCGTCGTCCGTCAAATCGACGGCGATCGCGTGCGGATCGGGATCAAGGCTCCCGACCACACCGACATCTACCGCTCCGAGCTCTGGCAAGAACTCTGTTTCGAGGAATTTTCCAAAGGCAAAGGAGAGAGGCAATGAGTCTGAACATTACGAGAGGCAAGCAGGCGACCGCGTCGCGCGTCGTCATCTACGGAACCGAGGGGATCGGCAAGTCGACGCTCGGGGCACAGTTTCCAAAACCGCTGATCCTCGACACCGAGGAGGGCACGCACCACCTCGACGTGGCTCGCGTCGCCTGCCACGACTGGGTGACGCTGGAAGGTGCGATGCTCGAACTGGGCCGCGACCGCCAGGGCTTCGAGACGGTGGTGATCGACTCGGCCGACTGGGCCGAGCGGCATCTCATCGACCACCTGCTCCGCAAGAGCGGCAAGCGGTCGATCGAGGATTTCGGTTTCGGCAAGGGCTACACGATGCTTGCCGAGAGCTTTACCAAACTCCTCGCGTCTGCCGACGCCCTGGTCCGCACCGGCCTTCATGTTGTGTTCGTCGCTCACTCGCAGGTGAAGCGGACGAGCCCGCCCGACCAAGAGGAAGGCTACGACCGCTACGAGCTCAAGCTCACGAAGCAGACCGGGCCGCTGCTTCGCGAGTGGGCTGACGCCCTGCTCTTCTGCAACTACCGCCTCAAAGTGGTCGAGGGGGCCGACGGCCGCATGAAGGCCCGCGGCGGTAAGGAGCGGCTTATCTACGCCGAGCGGTCGGCGGCGTGGGACGCCAAAAACCGCTACGGCCTGGCGGCCGAGCTCCCGATGGCGATCGACAGCCTCGCGCCGCTGTTTGCCGGCACGCCGGCCCCAGCGGCACAGAAGCCGGCAGCCAAGAAGAAGACGCTCCGTGAGAGGATCGCAGAGGCGGACAGCGTCCAAGCCCTTGGCGACATCGGCGACGTGATCGCCGAGCAGGAATCCGCCGGCAAGCTCAACAGTGAGCAGGTGGCGACGCTCATGGGGCTGATCAACGCCAAGCACGCCGAGCTCGACCCGCCGACCGGAGCACCTTGGGAGAAGGAGACAACCAATGCCGTGGCATAGCGAAACGCCTTGGGCCGCCAAGCGGCGCAAGGCTGCCGAGCAAAAGGCCGAGATGGTTCGCCGCATCGACGAGATCGAGGCCCTCATCGGCCGCGTCCGCACGGGGCACCTCTCGGAAAAGAAGGCCCTCAACGAGATCGAGGAGATCGCCCGCGACGGAGTCGACGCGATCGTCAGGGTTGGACACACGCACGCACCGGAGGTGAGCACATGAGCGACTGGTTCGACGACGTTGATTTTCCGCCCCAGCCGGCCGCGGCCGCGCCGCCACCAGGCGAGCGCGAGCAGGTGCCCGAGGGTGAGCACGCGATGGAAATCAAGAAGGTGATCGACCACGGTGACAAACTCGAAATCCGTCTTGCCCACGCCGAGCGGCGTTACGGGTGGGTCTTCTGTCGGCTGCCGAAGTCTGCCGACTGGGCCAAGCGGATCGCCCACGAGCTCCGCGTCGCCATGAGCATCCCCAAGGGCGGGCTCATGGCCGCCATCGAGGCCGGCGACTTGGAGGGCAAGACTGTGATCGCACGCATCTACCACCGGGCGACCGACCGCGGGACGTTCGTCAACGTCGGCGGGTTTAAGGGTGCGGTACGGCCGCCGGAGCCCGCCGCCAAGAAACCACGCGGCGAGGCTGCCAAGTCTCTCGCCGCATTCAAGGAGAACGTCACCGATGACATTCCCTTTTGAGGCGACGTTCACGGGCGGGCCGCTCGACGGCACGACCTACAAGCGACTCGGCAAGAAGTTTCCGACGCGGCTTCTCATGCCGGTGATGGGGCGGACGCATCTCTACGTTGCGATCTACGACGGCCGGCGTGTGACGTACAAGCACGCACGGGCGATGACGGTGGAGGCGGTGGCATGAAGAAACCAGCGATCATGACATTCGCACGCATCGCCAAGGCGTACCTCGCCGAGCGGATCGTGTCGCGGCACTACGCCGAGAACGTGAACCGCATCGCGGCCCGGTGCGGCGAGGTGAGCGTCGAGCGGGTCAACGCCTACCTCCGCGGCATCGCGGCCGAGAAGCAGTCGACGACCGTCCGGTCGGAACGCACGATCCTCCTTACGCTGTATTGCTGGGCATTCCAGACGGGGATGATCGACCAGGCCCCGCGTGGCGTGATGCGGGTTAAGGCCCGCAAGCGGCCTACACAGGCGTGGACGATCGCCCAACTCAAGGCGCTCGTCGAGGCCACGAAGAAGCACGACGGCCGCCGGCTGCGGTCGGGGGCCGACCTCGGCCAGTTTCTCCGGTGCTGGGTTTTGCTCGCGTACGAGTGCGGCGCCCGGTTCGGCGACGTGATGGCATTCACCGGCGACAACGTCTCCGGCGACACGCTCGCATGGACGCAATCGAAGACCGGCGATCCGCTCACGCGACCTCTCACTCCGGCCTGCCTCACTGCCATCGACGCCATGCTCGCCGCATCGCCAGACGGGCGGATCCTCGGCTGGGCGTGCGGCCGCCGTATGGCGATGCGGTGGATGCGTGAGCTCCTCGACGGCCAGGGCCTCGGCGGCTCGTCGAAATGGTTGAGACGCTCAGGGGCCACACATTGCGAAATGGAACAGGCGGGAGCGGGGCGGCTTCACCTCGGGCACCGCTCGCCTGCACTTTTCGAGGCTGCCTATTGCGATTGGGGCCAGTTGCGAACGAAGACGCCGCGGACGCCGGCGTTGGTCTAACGAGGAGGACGGCATGGCAGCCAGATACCGCAGAGACTTCGAGACCGGCGAGGACTACCGCCGCCGGTTGGAGGCGGAGGCCCAAGATCGGGCGACGTTCGAGGCCGATCTCGCCAAGGTGCTCAACGAGCCGGAGCGACGCCCGGCGTCGGATCTCGTGAGCGACACAAGCGAGACCGTCGGCGACCGCATCGTCCGCGTTCGTGTTTACGCCAACGGGACACGCATCACGTCGAACTACCCGGCCGAAGAGGTCGAGACGCCGATCGGCGGCCACTGGATCAAGCCCGGCAACCGGGCAGCGTCGGCAGCGTTCAAGGCGGGCCGAGAAGACGAATACATCGACCGGATGCGGAATCGCTACGGAGGCGAATGGTGACACAGCCGCCCCACCCTGGGCACACAAGCCGGCCGCATTCACCGGCCGCATGGGTCGTTCCGCGGGAGTAACGCACAGACCACCGCAGCGGCCGCCCGTTACCTCCACAACGGGTGAGGCCGCCGGATGCCGCACGAGACGCGGCCAATACACGGGAAAGGATTCCTATGAGCGATTACTACTCAGAAACGCTGGATGGACTGCCGCTGTTCGCGGCGGCCCGCACCTCGGGGCAAACGGCTGCGGCGGCCTGCTTGGACAAGGCCGAGCGTACGACCGGCTTTGATGCCTCCGCGGCCCGTGACGCCATCTTGACGATTTTGGTCAAGGCGTGCCGGCCTATGTCTGGCGAGGAGCTTGTCGACGCCTGCCAAACCATGGGCCTAGTGCCCCACGACGCGCGGGCTTTTGGGCCAGTGTTCGCGGTGCTGAAAAGGCGGAGGCTAATTGAGGAGGTCGGGTTCGCGGCTCGGCAGAAGGGGCACGGGACTGCGGGCGCGAGGTTATGGGCCGTTTCAAAGTCAGAGCAAGGAGGGCCAACCCGTGGCAGGTGAGTGGCTACCAGTCGACATCGCACTCGGAACGAAACCCGAGGTTCAAGAGCTCGTAGACTTATCCGGCCAGGGCGTGGAGGTGGTCGTGTACCGCCTCCTTCAACTCTGGGGATGGGTGAGTCTCAACTCTGCCGACGGGACCGTCAGGGCCACTCCAGAGCGTCTGGCGAGGATCTGCGGGGGCGATGCCGCCTTTTGGCGTCACGTCGAGGCCGTGGGCTGGGTGGCCTTCGACGCCGAAGCTGGCACCGCTGTCATTCCCGGTTGGGGGCGGCGGTTTTCTATGGCCGCCAAGGCCCGGCAATGCGGGAATGACCGGGTGAAACGGTGGCGTAACGGTGATGTAACGGTTGACCGTTACACAAACGTTACCACAGGAGAGGACAGGACAGAGTCCTCCTCCTCCGCGAGAGATGCTTCGCAACCGAAGCCGGCAGCCGGCAAGGGTGACGGCTGGGAGGCACTGGTGGCGGCGTGGAACGAAAAGCACCCCCCCGGCAACGATCAGCGGTGGAGGTCGCCAAAACCCCCCAAGGGGGCCGAG